AATTTTACAAGATGTATATGCAGGACAGTGGATTAAAGATTATACACTTGCTAACTGTAAAGTTATGCTAGGACAAGCAAGAGAAAAATTTGCAAGTATTGCAGGTCCACAAGGTGGTACAGCTCTAAACGGACCTTCATTAAAAGCAGAAGGCACAGCAGATTTAGAAAGACTAACAATGGAACTTACAACACAGGTTCCAGGTGGTAGTGGATATAGTTGGATTATAGGATAATGAAAGCAGACGAGTTTATGTGGGAAGGCGAAGAACTATACGACGGTATGGTTTGGGGCAGAGGCAAGTCCACTGCAAGAGGCGGAACAGTTAAAATGAAGTTTCGTTGTCCATCAGGTCCACGCAAAAGTAGACAAGTATCACACCCGTCCAAATGTTGGGATCATCCTAACATTGCACAAGCACAACGTATGAAAACTACTCGTGCTAGAACTGGCCCTCAACAGGCTAGACGTCAATCACGTACCAAAAATATTAATACAGCAACTCGTTTGGTAAGAAGACTTAATAAATTCAAATAAAGTACTTGACATTGTAAATTAATCCTAGTATACTATACAGTATATTAACTAGGAGAATTATTTGTGATTATTGGTGTATGTGGTTTTATTGGTAGCGGCAAAGACACTGTTGCTGATTATCTTGTTAACTTCCATGAATTTAGAAGAGAAAGTTTTGCTGACACATTGAAAGATGCAGTCGCAGCAGTATTTGGTTGGGACAGAACTTTACTTGAAGGCAGAACAAAAGAAGCACGTGAATGGCGTGAAGAAGTAGATCATTGGTGGGCAGAAAGACTTGGAATGCCAACACTAACACCAAGATGGGTACTACAATATTGGGGTACTGAAGTTTGCCGTAAAAGTTTCCATGACGATATATGGATCGCTAGTTTAGAGAACAAAATACGTAATTCTAAAGACGATATTATCGTAAGTGATGTACGTTTTCCTAATGAAGTAAAAGCAATTAAGAATCAACAAGGCAAGATGATTTGGGTACAACGTGGACGTTTACCTAAGTGGTATGATGTAGCACTTGATGCAAACGCAGGTAGTAATGTAGCAATCAATGAGCTAAAGATACAGAACATACATGCTTCAGAATGGGCTTGGGTTGGTACTAAATTTGATCATACTATTCATAATGATATGAACATTGATGACTTATATAGCGAAGTTAAGTCGCTAGTAATCAGCAGTTAAGTCTCCCTGTTTCCACTTAATACCTTCTTTAGATAGTACAGATATACAATTAGCACAAACAGTTTTTAAATTGCTATGTCTACAATTATCTAAATTTCCGTCTAAATGTAATACTCTAAATACTTCTGGATGCGGTGATTTAAATCCGCATTTGTCACATGATGTTTTTTGTTTGTAGCCCGCACGAGCCCATCTAGGTACGCCTGTGTACTGCCCATGATTATTACATACTTCACATAGGCTTCTGTAGTATGTACGCTTACCTTTCTTATAGTTAACAGCACGTGGCCGTAATCCGCACTTACAAAGAGGTCTCATACATGTATTTACACCTTTTCGACCCCTTTTAATACTGGTTAAACCAGGCTAATTTTATATAAAGTGCTAAATACAATTGCAACAAGTTTACGTAATAGACTGATACGAAAATATTACCAGGAGATAAAAAGATGGCATTAACATCACCAGGCGTAGAAGTAACAGTAATAGACGAGTCGTTTTATACCCCAGCAGAGCCTGGTACAACTCCTCTAATTGTTATTGCTTCATCGCAAGATAAATTAAACGCAGCGGGAACGGCTACAGCAGCTGGAACGCTAAAAGCTAACGCAGGTAAGGCGTATAAAGTTACCTCACAGAAAGAATTAGTAGATCTTTTTGGTGTACCAACATTCAAAAAGACAGCGAGCAACACTCCAATACACGGAAGCGAATTAAACGAATATGGATTGCTTTCAGCATATTCATTATTAGGCGTTTCAAACTCAGCTTTCATTGTACGTGCAGATGTTGACTTAGACGAACTAGAAGGTTCATCAGCTGCTCCGGGAGCGAATCCAGCAGACGGAAAGTGGTGGATCAACAGCGGCTCAACTACTTTTGGTATCCAAGAGTGGAATGGTGCAGCAGTAACCACAACAGGTGGTCAAAAATTTGCTGCTAAAACACCTATTGTATTAACAGACGATGACGCATCAAAAATTGATAACGGCGCACCTAAAACATCAGTTGGTGCTATTGGCGATTACGCAGTAGTATTTGAAACTGTTGACGGTAGCGGAACGTTTACTGCAAGTAAAGAAAATGCAACTATGTGGTACAAGTCCTCAGGTAACGGTTCAACTGTTACACAAGGAGTTTGGGTTAAAGTAGGAAGCAACGATTGGTCAGCTAGCCATCCAACAATTGTTGGCGATACTTTTTCAGCAACTTCAGGAAACTTCAGTGTTAACGGAACAAACTTTGTAGTATCAGGCACATTAGATGACTTGGTAACATCTATTAACGGTGCTATTACAGAAACACAAGGTATTGTTGCAAGAAACGTAAGCGGAAGACTTTATCTTTATTCAGATGGTAGTTTAGACGGTGTAGGTGATTCATCCAAGTCAAACGCTATTATTATTGATGATGGTATAAGTAGTCCAACTATTACTTTTGCAGACTTAGGTATTGCAAAAGGAACATACTATGGTCCAGAATTACACATTGATGCACATACTAATGTTCCAGAATTTAAAACTGGTGACACAACACCACGTCCAACAGGAAGTGTTTGGATTAAAACAACTGAGCCAAACAACGGCGCACGTTGGAGAGCAAGTAAATGGTCAGCAGCGACTCTTTCATGGGTAGCATATACTGCACCATTGTATGCTAACAACTCATCTGCAATTTATGCATTAGATAAAGCAGGTGGCGGAGTTAACATTCCAACTGATAGCATTTATGTACAAACTAACGCAGAAGAAAATAGTGGTTACGATACAACACCTATGACTGCTTCGTTTAGAGTGTTTAGAAGAGCTGCAACAGGAGTTACTAAAATTACTTCAGCAGTAGTAGACGCAAGTACATTTACAGTAGGCGGAAACACATTTACAATTGCAGAAGGTATTAAAACATCAGGAGCGTTAAACGCTGGAGTAAGCGTGAGCTTTACAGCAGCAGGTAATGCTAATGACGCAGGCTTAATGGCAGGTGCTATTAACAGTGCAGGTTTTACTAATATCGAAGCAGCAGTAACAAGCACAAATGCAGTAGAAATTTTCCACAAGTTAGGCGGAGATTTTAGAATTACTGATGGAACTAATACTCCAATAGGAAGTGCTTACACTGTTTACAGTCTTAACACAGGGTTAGGAACAGCAAACTTTTATGCAGCGGCAACAGGCGCTAGTGAAAACTATGTTGTATCTAACTGGAAGCCTTTAGCAGCAGACGATTTTGCAGCTTCAAGCAATGCTCCATTAGCTGAACCAGCAGATGGACAACTTTGGTACAATCCAGAGTTTAGTGAAGTTGACATTATGATTCATAATGGTACTACTTGGAAAGGTTACCATAATTACAGTTCAGGATACGCTAACTGTTCACCATTAGGCCCAATTGTTTCAGCAACTGAGCCAAGTGCAACAACAGGACAAAGCGATGGTACTGCACTAGTAGATGGAGACCTTTGGATTTCAACTGCAAGTTTAGAAGACTTCCCAACAATTTACAGATGGGACGGTAGTAACCTAGCATGGGTACTTGTTGATAAAACAGATCAAACTTCAGAAGACGGTGTATTATTTGCAGATGCACGTTATGGTCTATCAGGTGCTACTGGTAATACAGCAGCAACTATTAAAGACTTACTAACTAACGACTACTTAGATCCAGATGCTCCAGATCCTGCACTATATCCAAAAGGTATGTTGCTATGGAACTTACGTAGAAGTGGCGGTAACGTTAAAAAGTACAACAACAACTATATTGATTTAACAGCTGATAACACACGCTTTGGAGACGAAGCGATGACAAGTTATGCTACAGACAGATGGTCTACACAATCAGGCAACCAAGAAGATGGTAGCGGATCATTTGGTAGACATGCACAGCGTATGGTAGTAACACAGGCACTTAAATCAGCAATTGACACAAGTTCAGAAATTAGAGATGAAGAAACAAGAAACTTTAACTTAATTTCATGTCCTGGATACACAGAAACAATGAGCAACCTTGTTAACTTAAACATTGACAGAGGCTTAACAGCATTTGTTATTGGTGATACACCTTTAAGATTAGCAAGTGATGCAACTTCATTGTTAGCATATGGTTCAAACAGTGCATTGGTAGTTGACAACAACGATAACGGACTTGTAACATACGATGAATACTTAGGTGCGTTTTATCCAAATGGATTTACAACTGACTTAGGTGGCGCAAACGCTGTTGTTCCAGCATCACACATGATGATGAGAACTATAGCACTAAGCGACCAAGTATCGTTTCCATGGTTTGCTCCAGCAGGAACAAGACGTGGTGGAATTAGCAACGCTACATCAGTAGGTTATATTGATGCAGCAACAGGTGAATTCCAAACAGTTGCACTGAACGAAGGACAAAGAGATACACTGTATGGATTGAAAATTAATCCAATTACATTCTTTAACGGTGTAGGACTTGTAAACTACGGACAAAAAACTAGAGCAAGAAATGCAAGTGCTTTAGATAGAATTAACGTAGCACGTTTAGTTGTGTATTTAAGATCACAACTTAACAAACTTGCAAGACCTTATATCTTTGAGCCAAATGATAAGATCACAAGGGACGAAGTTAAACAAGCAGTTGAGTCATTATTACTCGAGCTTGTAGGCTTAAGAGCTTTATACGACTTTGCAGTTGTGTGTGATGAAACTAACAACACGCCAGCAAGGGTTGACAGAAATGAACTTTATGTTGACATTGCGATCGAACCGATTAAGGCGATTGAGTTTATTTACATTCCATTGCGTGTCAAGAACACAGGAGAAATATAATGCCTATTACATCACTTAACAACTTTGGAGTACCAACAGACGCAGGCAACCAAGTGCTCTTGATGCCTAAACTAAAATATCGCTTTAGGGTGACACTTTTAGGATTCGGAGTTAGTGCTGCAACAGAACTTACTAAACAAGTTGTAGATGTTTCAAGACCAAAAGTAGGTTTTGAAGAAATGCAGTTAGACGTGTACAACTCAAAGGTATTCTTAGCAGGTAAGTATACTTTTGAAACACTAACATTAAACTTACGTGATGATGCTAGTGGCTTTGTACAGAAGCTAGTCGGCCAACAGGTCCAGAAGCAGTTCGACTTTGTTGAACAAGCATCTGCTAGATCAGGTATTGACTACAAATTCTCAACTAAAATTGAAGTACTAGACGGTGGTAACGGTACTAGTGAAAACGGAGTAAGCGTATTAGAAACAGCAAACATGTATGGTTGTTTCCTAACTAACGTAGACTACGGTGACGCTAACTACGCTACTAACGAAGCTATGCAAGTTGCACTTACTATACGTTTTGATAACATGGTACAGTGGGGCGCAGGTGAGCAAGGCGTTGGCGTTGGAATTGGCGCAAACGTTGGAAGAACAATTGGTGAATCTACTACAGGTTCTTCAGGCGCACAAGGCTAATAATTTTTTAAATAAAATAGAAGAAGCTCGGATTATTTTCCGGGCTTTTTTTATGGCTAAATAATAGTATGGCAAACAAATTCACAAGATTTCTCAGCGATTTTGCAACTGGACTTACTCAACCTAAAGGTATTATGGGTAACTATACCCATGCCACAAGACTGTTCATTGATAATACAATGCGTCTTGCACCTAAGACTAAATTTAATTATTATGTTAGGTTTGAAATGGATCCAATTGCTGTTAAGGCTGCTAACTTTAAGTCCAAACACGCTGAAGAAACAGGACTACTAGTTAAAGGTGTAGACTTGCCCAAGTTTAGTTTCCAAATGGATACACTAAACCAGTATAATAAAAAGCATAACGTTTACAAAAGAATTCAATACGATCCTGTACAGTTTACTATGCATGATGATAACCAAGGTGTTATAAGTGCTCTG